GAGGAATTATTTTAGCATCAACAGGTTCTGCAGGTTCAGTTACATTACAAGATGGAAACTCAGTAACACAGTTTCAAGTAGATGTACCAGCAGGTGATGTATTTTCTTATAATCTAGCAGAAGACGGAATTTTATTTGAAGGTGGAATGACTATTTCAGCAATTTCAAATTCAACTGTAACTGTCATCTTAGATAAATAGGAGAGTAAATGGCTAACACTACTTCCGGAACTACAACTTTTGATAAGACGTTTTCTGTTGATGAAGTAATTACAGAAGCCTATGAAAGAATTGGTATGCAGAATCTTTCTGGTTACCAATTAAAATCTGCAAGAAGATCTCTTAATATTTTATTTCAAGAATGGTCTAATAGAGGCCTACACTATTGGGAAGTTGCAAACAATAATATTACATTAGTTGCAGATCAAGCAACTTATACAATGTTTAGATCAACATCAGATGGCACTTCAAGTGCTACAGCTGTTTATGGTGTTGACGATATATTAGAAGCGTCTTACAGAAACTCTAATGTAGATACACCCCTTACAAAAGTAAACAGATCACAGTATCAAGCACTATCAAATAAAACATCTACCGGAACACCATCACAATATTTTGTTCAAAGATTTATAGATAAAGTTACAATTACTTTATTTTTAACACCTGGATCTAGTGAAGCAGGTAAGTTTTTAAACTACTATTATGTAAAAAGAATACAAGATGTAGGTGATTATACTAATGCAACTGATGTTCCTTATAGATTTGTACCTTGTATGACTGCAGGTTTATCTTACTATCTTGCGATTAAAAATGCACCTGATAGAGTTCAAATGCTAAAGATGTTGTATGAAGATGAATTACAAAGAGCTTTACAAGAGGACGGCTCCTCATCAAGTACTTATATTAGTCCTAAAGTTTATTATCCGGAGTCTTAATGTCAAATCTTTCTTCAGGTAAATATGCACAGTTTATTTCTGATAGATCAGGATTAGCATTTCCATATTCTGAAATGGTAATAGAATGGAATGGTGCAAGAGTTCACATATCAGAGTTTGAAGCTAAACATCCACAGTTACAACCAAAACCACACAGTGCAGACCCTCAGGGTTTATTAAATGCAAGACCTGCAAGAGTTGAGCCTGCTGTTGCAAGAATATTAACTTTAAATCCTTTGTCCACTACAAATGGATCTCAAACCATATCTGTATTTGAAGACAACCATGGAAGATCTACAGGAGATGTTGTTAGATTTAGAGACGGTGAACCTGGTGCAGGTATAACTTCTGCAGACATTAATGTTTCTACAGGATTTACAATTACAGTTACAGATGTTAATAACTATACATTTACAGCTTCAGGCACAGCAACTGCAACTGAAAAAATAGGAGGAGGAAGTATATCGGCTGGTCCGGTTACACTATCACCATAATGACATATTCAGAATTAGTACAAAAAATTAGAGACTACACAGAAGTAGATAGCACTGTATTAACTAGCACTATTGTAAATGGATTTATTAATGATGCAGAGTTTAGAATATATAGAGATGTAGATTCTGATAACAACAGAAGATACGCAACAACCAATTTAGTTACTAATGATAGATTTATCGATATGCCTGCTGATTTATTAGTTATTAGATCTGCACAAATAGTAGATTCTGATGGAACTTCTTCAGCTGATAATAGAGATTTTTTAGAATATAGAGACCCTAGTTTTATGTCTGAGTTTAACCCAAAAGAAACTACAGGAGTTCCAAAATATTATGGTATGTGGGATAATAATACTATTGTTTTAGCACCTACACCAAATGCAACTTTTGAAATTCAATTGAACTATATCTTGAAAGATGCTGGATTATCCAGTACAAATACTCAAACATACATCAGTAAGTATTTTCCCAACGGACTATTGTATGCATGCTTAGTTGAAGCATTTTCTTTTTTAAAGGGGCCAAATGATCTCTTGCAATTATACGAAGGAAAGTATAAACAAGTGCTGGAAGGCTTCTCTTTAGAACAAATGGGAAGACGAAGACGAGATGAATATCAATCAGGTGTTCCTCGTTTGGGAAATAAATAAGGAGATAAATTATGGCTATAACACAAGCAATTGCAAATGCTTTCAAAAAACAATTACTGGAAGGTGATGCAAATTTTAAATCATCTGGTGGTGATGTTTTTAAATTAGCTCTTTATACTTCTTCAGCAACTCTAAACTCAACAACTACTGCTTACAGTGCAACTAACGAAGTTAGTAACACTGGTACTTATGCAGCAGGTGGAGATCCATTAACAGGTCAAAGTACAAACATTGGAACCGGTTCAGGTAAAGGTGTTGCATTCGTTGACTTCGCAGATTTATCTTTCACAGGTGTAACGTTGACAGCTAGAGGTGCATTAATCTACAACACATCTTCTGCAGTTACTAATGCAGCAGTTGCAGTTTTAGATTTTGGAGGAGATAAAACAGCTACATCAGGAACTTTTACAGTAAAATTTCCAGCAGCAAGTACATCAGCAGCTATATTAAGAATCTCTGGCTAATAGGAGTTTAAATGGCATTGGTCGTAAATGACAGGGTTAAAGAAACCTCGACTACTACTGGTACAGGCACACTAAATTTAGCGGGTGCAGTAGCAGGTTTTGAAACATTTGTTGCAGGTATTGGAAATAGTAACACAACTTACTACTCAATAGTAAATGAGAATGGTGAGTTTGAAGTAGGCCTAGGTACAGTAACTGATGCAACACCAGATACTCTCGCAAGAACTACAGTTATCTCATCATCAAATAGTGACTCTGCAGTAAACTTTTCTGCGGGAACTAAAGATGTATTTTGTACCCTTCCTGCATCCAAAGCAGTCATACTAGATTCAAGCGGAAACATTGTTGCAAATAATGGATCTAACTTAACAGCATTAAACGCAACAGCATTAGCAAGCGGCACTGTTGCAAACGCAAGATTAGATGCTCAACTTCAAGACGTTGCAGGTTTAGCCGTTACCGATGGTAATATTATTGTTGGAGATGGTTCAAATTTTGTTGCAGAAAATGGAGCTACAGCTAGAACATCATTAGGATTAGGAACAGCTGCTGTATTAGATACAGGTATATCAAATACAAATGTACCTAAATTTACTTCTGGTGTAGCAGACAATGATTTCTTACGAGTAGATGGTACAGCGATTGAAGGACGTTCTTCAAGTGAAGTTCTTTCGGATATAGGTGGTCAGGCTTCGTTAACTTTTGGTATATCTAATACTAATGCAGTAAAAATAGACAGCTCTTCAGTTGCTGATGATGAGTATGCTCGTTTCACTGCTAATGGTTTAGAAAGTAGAAGTACTGCTGAAGTTTTATCTGATACTGGAGCTATTACAGCTAGTTCTACTGACACACTAACTAATAAAACAATAAATGCCTCCCAACTTTCAGGCACAGTTGCTAACGCAAGATTAGATGCTCAACTACAAGATGTTGCTGGATTAGCAACAACAAGTGGAAAAATTATTCAAGGTGATGGATCTAATTTTACTCTTTCAGCTTACACATTACCTACTGCAGATGGATCGGCAGGAAAAGTTTTAACTACAGATGGTTCAGGTGCAGTTACTTTTGAAACACCAACTACTGGGGACATAACTTCAGTTGTAGCAGGGTCTGGTTTGACAGGTGGAGCTACTAGTGGAGCTGCTACTTTAAATGTTGGAGCAGGTACAGGTATTGATGTTGCAGCAGATGCAGTTTCTGTAGACGTATCTGACTTTATGACTAATGGTTCAAACAATAGAGTTGTAACAGCTACAGGTGCTGATGCAATGAATGGTGAAGCTAACATGACTTTTGATGGATCTACATTAACAGTAACTGGAGATGTTGTACCAGGAGCTAATGATAGTCACGACTTAGGTGCATCAGACAATGTTTGGAGAAACTTATACACTGGAGATTTACATTTATCTAACGAATCAAAATCTGAAGGTAATGCTATTGATGGTACCAAAGGTAGTTGGACTATTCAAGAGGGTGCTGAAGATCTTTATTTATTCAATAACAAATCAGGTAAAAAATATAAGTTCAAATTAGAAGAGGTTTAGTAGCTCATGGCCTTCGGTATAACAGCTTTTGCAGAAAGTCCTTTTGCAGCTACAGGTTCAACAAGTGTTAATGTTGCAGTAACCGGTCAAGAGCTTACTATTGCAGAAACATCTCCTGGTGTTGTTATTGATGTAGTTGTTTCTTTAACCGGTCAAGCAATGACCGCTACACAAGGTCAAGTTAGTATTTTTGCAGGTGTTGAAGCACTTGTTACAGGTCAATCTTTATCTTCTAATCTAGGTTCTGTAACAAATACTGGAACAGCAAATATTTCTTTAACTGGTCAAACAATAACTTCTACATTAGGAACGGCAACTTTAGACGCTAATACTATAGCAAGTCCAACCGGCGAATTATTATCTCTAGCTGAAGGTAGTGTTGATGTAACTGCTAATGCAGACATTTCAATTACTGGTCAAGCATTGACTATGCAGGAAAATGCTCCAACAGTTACTGGAGATGCAGATGTTAATTTAACTGGTCAAGCAATGACTGTTGCTTTGGCTAGTGTTACTGCAATAGCAGATGTAGACGTAAGTACAACTGGTCAAGAATTGACTATGCAGGAAGGTCAAGCAGAAGCTGATGACGCAACTGCAGAAGTAACTGGAATTGCTATGACAATGGCTCAAGGGACTCTTGGAACACTGATTTGGACAGAAGTAAACACAGGTACAGCGCCTATAGATCCTCCAGGATGGAAAGAAGTAGCTTGATTTATGGTAACAATATAATTATAATTAAATATTTAGGGGTTTAAAAAATGGCAAATGCAACATCAGCAAATTTAAAACTAACGGTCCAAACAACAGGTGAAAACTCTGGAACTTGGGGACAAATTACAAATACTAATTTATTAATTCTAGAGCAAGCAATTGGTGGTTATGATTCGGTTGGAATTACTGCAGCAGCAACTTTAACTTTTTCAAATGGTGCATTATCTAATGGTAAAAATCAAGTTTTAAGATTAACTGGAACTATTTCTGGAAATAAAAATGTTGTAATTCCAGATGGAATAGAAAAAACTTATTTAGTTGAAAATGCTACATCAGGAGCACACACTGTAACTTTTAAAACAAGTTCAGGAACAGGAGCAACCTGGGCTGCTACAGATAAAGGATATAAAATTGTATATTCAGATGGAACTAATGTTGTAGATATCACAGCAGACTTAGGTGATATATCTTCTGGTGCTATTACTGCTACTGGACACATTATTCCTGGGGCAAATGATACATATGATTTAGGAACTACAACTGCTGTCTGGCAAAATTTATACACAGGGGATTTACATTTATCCAACCAAGCTAAAAACCAAGGAAACATTGTAGATGGAACCAAAGGCAACTGGACTTTACAAGAAGGAAAAGATAATATATTCATGATAAATAATATATCTGGAGAAAAATTTAAAATCAATTTATCTAAGATAGAAGGAGATTCATAATGGGAGTAGTATCGTGCGGAACTACAATGTTAGACCAAGGAGTTTTTCAAAATATAGGAGCGGTCACTTGGGATACAACAGCTAAAACAGGAAATTTTACAGCAGTAAGTGGTAATGGTTATTTTGTAAATACTACAAGTGGATCTATTACAGTAACACTTCCTAGTTCACCTGCTGCTGGTAGCATAGTAGGTGTAAAAGATTATGCAAATACTGCAGACACAAATAAAATCGTTATTGGTCGTAATAGTTCTAATATTCAAGGAACTGCTGCTAACTTTGATTTAGTTACATCGGGAGGATCTGTATTATTAGTTTATGTAGATGGAACACAAGGATGGAAAGTAACATCTGCATCTGAAGCAACTGATCTTCAAAGTACACAATATGTAGTAGCTACTGGTGGTACAATTACCACTACAGGAGATTTCAGAGTTCATACATTTACAGGTCCTGGAACATTTTGTGTATCAAACGCAGGTGCTCCTGGAGGTTCAGCCAAAGTAGATTATGTAGTAGTTGCTGGCGGCGGTGCTGGCGCTTCTGGTAATGGAGGAGCTGGTGGTGGAGGAGCTGGTGGACATAGGGTTTCTTTTCCAAGTCCAGCAGGAACAATCCCTGTTTCAGTTCAAGGTTATCCAATTACAGTAGGTTCTGGTGGAGCAGGTGTTACACCTCCAAGCTCAGTTGGATCATCAGGTAGCAATTCAGTTTTTAGTACAATTACCTCTGCTGGAGGTGGTGGAGGTGCGAAACAACCAAATGGAAATGGTGCTTCAGGTGGTTCAGGTGGTGGTGGAAGTATAGATGGTGGTTGTGGAGGAGCAGGAAATACACCCCCTGTTAGTCCACCTCAAGGAAATCCTGGTGGAGATGGCCCCGGTGATGGAACACCTATTAACGCAGGCGGCGGTGGTGGAGCTTCGGCTGCTGGACAAAATGGTACACCAGGCCCAGCTGCAGGAGGAGCAGGTTCTGCTAATTCAATCACAGGAAGTTCTGTAACAAGAGCTGGTGGTGGAGGTGGAAGTGTTTCTAATGGAACTGGCGGTGCTGGTGGAGCTGGCGGTGGTGGAGCTGGCGGTAACGGTGGAAGTCCAGGAGTTGCAGGGACAGCTAATACAGGTGGCGGTTCAGGCGGAGGTGGACCTGATCCAGGATCTTCACCATCTGCAAACGGTGGTTCGGGTGTTGTTATTATCACCTACAAATATAGAAACTAAAATAAAATGTTATGGGAATAAATTCATGTGGAACAACTTTAATAGATGAAGGTACTTTTAAAAACATTGGTGCCATTACATGGGACACGACTGCTAAAACAGGAAATTTTACAGCAGTCAGCGGTAACGGGTATTTTGTAAACACTACTTCAGGGGCTATTACAGTCACACTGCCATCGTCACCAGGTGCAGGTGATGTCGTTGCTGTTGCTGATTATGCAAATACTTTTGATACTAATAATGTTACGATAGGTAGAAATGGATCTAAAATTCAAGGTGAGGCAGGTGATTTTAAAGCAAATATAGAAGGATTAAGTATAGTATTAGTTTATGTTGATTCAACAAAAGGTTGGTTATCAGTCGATGCTGGACAAGCAAGTGCTATTACTTCTCCACAATTTGTAACAGCAACTGGTGGAACAATTACAACATCTGGAGATTTTAAAATTCATACTTTTACAGGCCCTGGTACTTTTTGTGTATCCAATGCAGGTAATGCCGCTGGTTCGGCAACAGTAGATTATATGGTGATTGCCGGTGGTGGCGGAGGTGCTGCTAATAGTAATGGAGCAGGTGGAGCAGGTGCTGGTGGTTTTAGAGAATCTTCAGGTGCAGCAAGTGGTTGTTATTCAGCTTCTCCTTTAGGATCTGGTGTAAGTGCTTTACCGGTAGCAGTACAAGGTTACCCTATTACTGTAGGTGGTGGAGGAGCAGGTCACGTAGGAGATCCAGAAAATGCTGGAAATGGATCATCAGGAAGTAATTCAGTTTTTAGTTCTAAAACCTCAGCTGGTGGCGGTGGTGGTGGCGGCGCTGGCGCTGGAGTAGCAGGAGGTTCTGGTGGTGGAGCAGGACAAGGACAATCAGGTGTTGGAGCAGGAAATACTCCTCCAGTTAGTCCTCCTCAAGGAAATAGTGGCGGTCAGTCAGTACCTCAAGAACGTGGAGCTGGTGGTGGTGGAGCAGGTGCAGCTGGTTCATGTGTTACTGGAGGTGCCGGAGTTACTTCATCTATAAATGCAACACCAACTGCAAGAGCTGGTGGTGGCGGTGGAGGAGCTAGATGTTTTCCCGCAGTCCCTGGAAGCGCTGGTTCTGGTGGATCTGGAGGTGGAGGCGCTGGAGCAAAAGGAAATAATGGAACTGCTGGAACAGCTAACACTGGAGGTGGTGGCGGTGGAGCAGGTAGAAAACCAGGAGTAGGAAATAATACAGGTGGTGCTGGTGGATCTGGAGTAGTAGTAATAAGGTATAAATATCAATAAGATTAATGTATTTACTAATTTAAAATAAATTGTATAATAGGAGATAATTATGGCACATTTTGCAAAACTAGGAGCTAACAGTAAAGTTATTCAAGTATTAACACTTGATAACAAAAATATGTTAAATGCTGATGGTGTTGAAGATGAATCAGTGGGTCAACAATATTTAGAAACACATAATAACTGGCCTGCACAAATGTGGATTCAAACTTCCTATAATACAGGAAGTAACCAACATAAAGAAGGTAAAACTCCATTAAGAGGAAACTATGCAGGTATTGGTTATACTTGGGATGAAGATAATCAAATCTTCTGGCCTAAAAAACCTTACGCTTCTTGGGTAAAAGATACATCTGATGCTCAATGGCATTCACCAATCGGTGATGCTCCAGCATTAACAGCTGAACAAACTTCACAAAACGAAGCAGATACTCACAGCTGGTCTTACATTTGGAATGAATCAGGACAGTCTTGGGATCTAACAGATTCTAAAGCATAATTGATCTAGATCAATTCTTTTAATATCAATTGACATTATAAATGACGGATGTATATATTACATCTAGGTATGCAAAAGAAAGTATTAACAGAACAAGCGTTATATTTTGGCGATATAGCAATGCCTAAAGATTGGGACATTGATAGAAAAAAATTATCAGACGACATCTTACAATCAGTAATTCAAAACAAAAATTTTCCATTTTCAAAAACTTGGGATATGTTAAATACATATATGCGAGATCACATCGGTCTTGAATATAATATTAATTTAATTAACAAATCAACGTGGGGAAATATCTATAAACCTGCGGAAACAACAATTCCTTTATTGCAAGTTGATCCAGTAGATCTACGAAACTCTCCAGACTTTACAATGCTTTATGGTGTTAAAGTTAAAGATTGTTTTGTTCGAATACATTATGAAGACAACAGACGTAAAGGAAGAAGTTGGGATATAGAACTTAAAGATAATAAGTTTATTATGTTTCCATCAACAAATATGTATTACATAAAAAACAAACAGAAAGATTCATTGAATTTTATACAGACAATAACTTATGAATATATCTAATCACTATTGGTATTTTACATCTGCAATACCTCCTAAAATTTGTGATGATATAATTAAATACGGTTTATCTAAATCTGAATCTATGGCTAGAACTGGTGGTTATGGAGATAGAAAATTAACTAATGACGAAATAAAAGATATAAAAAAAAGAAGAAACTCTGATTTAGTTTGGTTAAATGATACTTGGATATATAAAGAATTACATCCTTACATACATAAAGCAAATAGAAATGCTGGTTGGAATTTTGACTGGGACAGAAGTGAATCTTGTCAATTTACAAAATATAAATTAAATCAATATTATGATTGGCACTGCGATAGTTGGGACAAACCTTATGAAAAAGAGGGACCAGAAAAAGGTAAAATTAGAAAGTTATCTATGACATGTCAACTTACAGATGGCTCTGAATATGAAGGTGGTGAATTAGAGTTTGATTTTAGAAACTATGACCCTCACATGAGAGAAGAAATCAAACATTTAAAACAAGCAAAAGAAATATTACCGAAAGGATCTATTATTGTGTTCCCTTCATTTGTATGGCATAGAGTAAAACCTGTAACGAAAGGAGTGAGATATTCATTGGTCATGTGGAACCTTGGATATCCTTTTAAATAATATGATAATAAATGAATATTTTAAAACACCTATATGGATTGAACAAAAACCTGAATTTGTAAAATCTTTAAATAAAGCTTCTAATCAATATATAAAAGAAGCTAAAAAAAGAGAAAAAGATTATATAAAAAAACATGGTGATTTTGGAAGAAGTTATCATTCTACACCACTTATTAACGATAATAAATTTTTAGATTTTAGAAATTATGTAGGTCAGAAATCATGGGAGTTTTTAGATTGGCAAGGTTTTGATATGCAACAATATCAGACTATGTTTAGTGAGTTATGGGTACAAGAGTTTGCTAAAAAAGGTGGTGGACATCATAATGCACATATACATTGGAATCAACACGTATCAGGTTTTTACTTTTTAAAAGCAAGTGATAAGACTTCTTTTCCAATATTTCATGAACCACGTACTGGTGCACGTTCTACAAAATTAAAATTAAAAAATAGTAATGGTATATTTCATGGAACTGAATTAATTCATTTTAAAGTAACACCTGGAACTTTAATTATATTTCCAGGATATTTAGAACATGAATTTGCAGTAGATCATGGTGTAGAACCTTTTAGATTTATACATTGGAATATACAAGCTATACCAAAAGAAATGGCTAGAGATGTCATTTAAAAAAAATAAATACACCGTTATTAGGCAAGCTATCTCAAAAGACTTAGCTACGTTTATTTCAAATTATTTTTGTATGCAAAAACAAGTTTTAGATACTTGTAGAAAAGAAAGATATATTTCTCCGTATGAAACTTTACTTGGATATTATGAAGGACAAGATGAACAAATACCTAATACTTATTCTTGTTATTCAGACATCGCAATGGAAACTTTAATGTTGAAATGTCAGCCAGTTATGGAAAAAACAACAGGATTAAAATTATATCCTGCATATACTTATGCAAGAATTTATAAAAAAGGTGACGAACTTGTAAGGCATAAAGATAGATTTAGTTGTGAGATATCTACTACTATGAATTTAGGTGGTGATCCTTGGCCTATATATCTTGAGCCATCTGGTAAAGAAGGTATGAAAGGTATTAAAGTAGATTTAAAACCAGGAGATATGTTAGTATACTCCGGTTGTGAATTAGAACATTGGAGAAATAAATTTAAAGGCAAAGAATGTATTCAAGTTTTTTTGCACTATAACAATAAAAAGACTCCTGGATCCAAAGAAAATATGTTTGACAAAAGACCACATTTAGGTCTTCCATCTTGGTTTAAAAGGTAGTATATTATAATGGAGGCAGTGGACACCACCACATACCACCCGCTGTCTCCTTTATAATATTTGGATATTTATGTTACAAAAACTTAATTTTAAACCCGGTTTTGATAAAATGGTTACAGAATCAGGGGCTGAAAGTCGATGGATCGATGGTGATTTCGTAAGATTTAGATATGGACTACCTGAGAAAATAGGCGGTTGGAGTCAACTTACTAATTCAAATAATACATTGCCTGGCGTAGCAAGAGCACAACATGCCTTTGCTAGTATTGCTGGTGAAAAATATGTAGCAATAGGAACTTCACAAGGTTTGTTTTTATATTATGAAGGTGAGTTTTTTGATATCAGTCCTTTAGATAATGATGTTATAACTGGAGCTACCTTCACTGCAGCATCCGGTTCTGCTACAGTTACAGTAAATAAATCATCTCATGGTTTATTAGATGGAAGATACATAACTTTTTCATCAGTTACAGTTCCAACAGGATCTGGTTATGCAATATCCGATTTCACAGGTAATACTTTTGAAGTAAGAAATAAAACTACAAATACTTTTGAAATTATTATGCCTTCTAATTCAGCAGGTACAACTTCTGGAACAGGCTCTGCACAAATTGATCCATATGAAATAATTGGTCCAACGTTTCAAACCGCAGGTTTAGGTTGGGGTACAAGCACGTGGAGTTCAAGTACGTGGGGTACTGCAAGTTCAACCAGTAATGTGATTCTGGATCCAGGGCTCTGGAGCCTAGATAACTTTGGTCAAATACTTGTTGCAACTATTCATAATGGTAAAACATTTACATGGAATGCAGGGGCAGCAAGTCCTAGATCAAACAGAGCAGTCGTTATGTCTGGTGCTCCTACTAAAACAAGATTAACTCAAGTATCAGATAGAGATAGACATGTGTTTCATTTTGGAACAGAAACAACAATTGGTGATTCAACAACACAAGATCCAATGTTTATTAGATTTTCTAATCAAGAAGATTTTAATACTTATATTCCAACAGCGACTAATACCGCAGGAACTTTTAGATTAGATAAAGGAAATGAAATTATAGGAGCAGTATCTGGTAAAGACTACACATTAGTATTAACAGATACTTCTGCTTATGTAATTCAATTTGTTGGACCACCTTTTACATTTTCTGTTAGACAGGTGGGTACTAACTGTGGATTGATTGGACAAAACGCATTGAGTTATTCCAATGGTATTGTGTTTTGGATGTCAGGTGAAGGTGGATTTTTTATGTTTGATGGTACTGTAAAATCTATTCCTTGTTTAGTTGAAGACTTTGTATTTACCACAACCGGAGATAATTTAGGAATTAACCAAAGCTCAAATCAATTAGTTTATGCAGAACACAACACATTGTATAATGAAATTAATTGGTTTTATCCTGCGTTTGGATCTCAACAAATTAATAGATGTGTAGTATACAATTACGCAGAAAAAGTTTGGACTACCTCGTCACTAGCTAGAACTAGTTATATAGATCAAGGACTTTTTGAATTGCCTTATGCAACGGAATATAATTCAACTGCTTTACCTAACTTTCCAATTCAAGGTATTACAAATTTTTATGGTGCATCAACTTACTATGCTCATGAAACTGGAACTGATCAAGTAAATAGTTCTGGTACAACATCAATTGATGCTTTTATTCAATCAGGAGACTATGACATAGCAAACAGATCTAGTGGTCTAGGAATGCAAACAGGTATTGCAGACTTTAGAGGAGATGGTGAGTTTATTATGTCAGTTAAAAGATTTATACCTGATTTTCAGGTATTGGAAGGAAACTCAAAAATTACTTTACTTTTAAATGATTACCCTAATGGTACAGCTGCAAGTTCTCCACTTGGACCCTTTACAGTTAGTTCATCTACTGATAAAGTAGATACTCGTGCAAGAGCAAGGTTAGTAGCTCTTAAAATAGAAAATGATGCAGTCGGAGAAACTTGGCGTTATGGTACTCTTAGACTGGATGCGAAACCAGACGGAAGAAGATAATGGACGAAGATCAATTAAATTATTTATTACAAAGTAGTTACCTGCCTTCAGATACAGGTTTTCAAATAGGACAATTCGGACCAAATCAAAACTATTTAGGAAAAGGTATGCGAGGTTTGGAGTCTTTAGGAGTAGGACCTAACTTAAATTATTTAGGTGATGGACCAATGACAGGATCTATAGGTGTTGGACCTAATCAAAACTATTTAGGAAAAGGAATGCAGATAGGTTCTATAGGTCAACCTCGTTATGATAGCGGAACTCAAACTATTTTTCCTAGTAATATGTCACCTGCTTTAAGTGACCTTGGAGGCATCACACCTGCCTTTGGTGTAGCTAACGAAGAAGATGTTGAACAAGTAGATTCATTAACAGGCGAAAAAAAATCTAGCGGTCTAGCAGATTTATTTAAAGCCTTAATCGGTTTTGTTGTACCTGGGGCTAGTTTCTTTTTAAACAAAGGTCGTGGTGCAATGGATGGAATTAAAAGTTTAAATCAAAGATTACGTAATACAGATTTTGCTAAGTCTTCAAGTTTAGCTGATTACTTTGATGCTAGAAGTTATGGTGGCAGAGATGCAAGAGACAGAGCAGCGCAAAAAACAATGAGAGAAGCTAAAGCTATTCAAAGACAAGTTGATATGAGACCATCAGCTAATCAAACTAATCAAGATAGAGGAAGAGGAAATAGACCTGGTGGAGCTAACTATTCAGCTCCTTCTAGACCTTCTAGATCATCTGGTTTTAGTTCAAGCGCAAGAGGTAGAGCTTTACATGGCTAAAGTAACAAACTACATACCTGAACCAAAACAAGAATACGACGTAGAAAATCAAAGACAAATATTAGAGTCTTTAGCTACTTTACAGAATCAACTTAATTTTTCTTTTCAAAACGACTTGAAAGAAGAGCAAGATGCATATAATTACTTTTTATCTTAATGACTATACAATATAAAAATCAAGGTTTTAAACAAGCTGATACATCTAAAACAACAGTGCTTACTTGCCCTACCAATGCAGCAATCATAGTTAAAAGTATTTATTGTGCAAACAACGATGCATCATCAGCTATCATAGTAAACATGAATTTTGTTGACTCATCTGATTCAAATACTGAATATGAATTTTTTCGTGATGATTTAGCGGCTAAATCACAAGTAAATGCCTCACCTCAAGGCTTGAATTTAGAAGCAGGGGATGCTATAACAGTAACAGCAGCTACAGGCAGTAGTAAAATACAGGGTCTGATAAGTTATGCTTTAATAGACAGGTCACAACAGAATGGATAATGATATTTTAAAAATAGATTGCACTACAACAGTAGTTTTAAGAAATACTAGAACAAATAAAGTATATAAAGACGAAGCAGAGAAAGATGCTGATATAGCAGATCCTAATACTGAAACAGTCGCAGAGCATATTGCTCAAGATTTAACAGTACAAGTATCACCGAAAGGATTAAACATTTTACAGAAAGTTATGAATGAAAATAAGAAATCAAACACCTAAAGGTGGAACAGAATTACAATTTGAGTATTTAGAAAAATACGTAGATAAAAAATTATTAGATCAAGTTCAAATTACAACTTCTATACCTGAAAAAATTCCATTACATCCAACTAAAGTAAATATACTTTGGCAAAAAAATTCATATGATCAACCTAATCTAGCTCCATGGTTTCAAGATAAAAAAAATCATAAAAAGTATGATTGGTATGTTTTTAATTCTCACTGGACTTTTGAAAAATTTAGAATGATGTTTGGATTACCATTAGAAAAATGTGTAGTTATTAAAAACGGTGTAGATTACATTAAAAAAGCTGAACCTTACAAAGAAGGCGATCCTATAAAAATAATTCATCAAAACACACCTTGGAGAGGACTATCTGTTTTACTTGGTGCTATGCAATTAGTTAAGAACCCATTAATTACTTTAGATGTTTATTCATCAACAGAAGTATATGGTAAACAATTTTTTGATCAAAATGATCATAACTACACAGAGCTTTATGAGCAAGCGAAACAATTACCTAATGTAAATTATATAGGATATCGACCTAATAGTTATATTAAAGAGAATATACACAAATATAATATGTACGTTTATCCGAGTATATTTGAAGAAACATCTTGTATATCTTTATTAGAATGTATGGCAGGTGGTTTATATTGTATAACAACTAATTTAGGTGCACTATTTGAAACAGGTGCAGAGTTTCCAATGTACGTTCCTTATGATGATAATTATATGAGACTTGCTTCTAAATTTGCTTATGGAATAGAAGCTGCAGCTAAAACTTTACATCACCCACAAATACATAATCACATAGAGTCACAATCTCATTATGTTAACATTTATTATAATTGGAATAAAATAGGCAATGGATGGACTAATTTTTTAAAAGGAGCTATCAATGCAAAATCCCAATAAACCTATATGGTTTAACAAACCTGATAATTCAAAAGTAACCACAATTAATTTAACAGAAGCTAGTAAACATTCTAATTATAAAATAATGGTGTGTACTCCGTGTCATAGTGATACTTCTATGCATTACACACAAGCTGTTTTAAAATTTCAACAAGAGTGTATGCAAAAAAGAATACAAGTTAGTTTTACATTACTGAAATCTTCTTTAGTTACACAAGGTAGAAATTTATGTGTAGCTGAGATGTTAAATCACCCTGATAATTATACTCATTTATTATTTATAGATTCAGATATTGACTTTGAATTTTCTACTATTGAAAAAATGTTAGATGCAGATCGTGATGTTATAGCATGTCCTTATCCTATGAAAATGTTAGACTGGGATAAGATATGGAGAAGAGTTAATAATAAAAAAGATGCAATTAATTCTGCTCAAGATTTATCAAGAGCTGGCTTTACTTACCCAATAAAAGTAAAAGATAAAAATAACATAATAGCTGATAAAGGTATTATAGAAGTAACTCACGCTCCTACAGGGTGTATGTTAATTAAAAGAAAAGTATTAACCGACATGATTGAAAAATACCCTGAGTTAGAAATATTTCAACCTACTTACATTAATGGTGTGGAGGAAAAGAAAGATAATATGTATAACTTATTTGACACAATCCATGATCCTAAAACTAAACGCTATTTTGGCGAAGATTTTGGTTTTTGTGAAAGATGGGGTGAAATGGGTGGTAAAGTTTATATTTACGTAATGGATGTAATATCTCACGTAGGAGAGTTTCAATACTGTGGTAGTTTTTATGATGATTTATATCAAGGTCACAGGCCTGCAAAACATGCCAAACCCCTTGACGAAGATAAAAAAATCAAATAAAGTGTAGTATTTTCAGGATATCTATGCCTGCTCAACAATATAAGTATATTTAAATTATGGCAATATCAAGAATGCAAGAACCC